TATCCCCTTGCATTTCTTTAAAGGCAGCAGCTCCCTTTATATCCTTTGTGTCTACTTCTTCTTGTGCAGCTATTTTTTCAAGGTCTGCAGGCGGGGTATTAGTTAAAATCTCATCAGAATAGTATGTATCCAAATAAGTTTGCGCGTCCATGCCTGCACCCTTAGCTAAAGCATTAAAAATAGCTGTTGCTGTGTGCCGCTCCTCATCGGTTAAGTTAGGCATTGTTTCTTTTAAACGCTCTGCAAGTTTTATGTTCTCTCTTACTTCTTCGGAGCTATCTTTTATAAAATACTGTAATCCGTTTTCCTTTCCGTTCGGATTTTCGGCTATAAGTTCAGCTTTAATCGCTTGTAAGGTTTCACCTTTAGGATTCCATTCAATTTTTGCTCCATCAAATTTTTCTCCAAAGTCTCTTACAAACTCTTTTATAATGCCTTGATATTCATCGCTTTGCACTCTTACATTTTTAATCGTTACGGTATTTTTCTCCTTGTCAAAGGAATAATAAATATGTCCGTAATCGTTATACTCTGTTTCTTGCGTGGGGTCTCCCGCTATAAACTCGCCTTCTATATTCCCGTTTGCTTTTTCATGTTTTTGTCCTTCTGTAATATAAAGCCTATCTCCATGTCTTACAACATCAGAGGCCTTGCCCCATCTTTTAGGTACAGGTTTTTCTTCCCCGTTTTCGTCTTTTTCTTTGATGATGTTTCCTTCTTCATCTGTTTCATATATGATTTTACCGTCCTTATCTCTCACCAACTCGCCTTCAATTCTAGCGTATTCATGGAGCCATTCATCATAATCATCAATCTTTGCTTTTTGGAAACTCTCTCTACTGTTTTTTTGTGCTTCATAAATAGAACTTAAGTTTTCTTTTTTATCCGCCTCAGTCATTCCCTCAAGCATAACATTATCTTTATTCTTTCTGATAAAATCTTCTTTTGAAGGATTTACTATTGCCGATTTTTTTAAATTACTTGCTTCCTGTACATTTGCCTTTGTAAACTTTACGGCTCCCGGTACTCCTAAAACTAAAGAACCGGCCATACCGCCTTTAAAACTTTCCCAAACATTACCGGCAATAGTCCATGCATCGTCTGTTTCTACTCCTTCACCTTGTAAGACGGCTGCTAATTCTTTTGTTCCTGCACTTACTAATTCTTGTACGGCTTCTTCGATGCCTTCGCTAAATGTATCTACTCCATAATGCATTAAGCCCTTAGCAATATGGCCCATTGTTCCTTTGGCGTTTAATCTTGTAATCATTTTACTGACTATCTTATCAGCACCCAAGCCTTTGCCTGTAATACTTGCAACATTACCTAAAGAAACTTCAATAGCTGCTTGTAAACCGCCCGACATTATAGCCATTTTTTTGGCTAGATCAGCTTTAACCCCTGCTTTTTTTAAATCTAAATATTCCAATCCTGTCTGCATTTCCATGGACCTTGCAAAACCGGCGGCCGTACCTATTCCGGGTGCGATTATAGAGCCTAAAGCCGAAGGTATAAAAACATGGGCCGAAAAAGGAATTGTTTGTGCTCCTGATTGTAATAATTTCGTAAACCATGTACGAGGCATATCATCTTTTAGATATTCATTATCTTCTTCTATTTCTTTTATTTCATTTTGTAACCTTTGAATTTCTTTTACATCTCCGTTGTGTTCTGCTTTTAAAAGTTGGGCTCCAAGTCCGCCTAATTTTACGGTATTATTTCCTAAAGCAAAACTATTAACGATAGAAGTAAAAGCACTTTGGGGTGTTTTTTTTACCGGCCCTAACCACCAATTATTTAAATCTTCCAAGTGTTCATACGTGTAGGATAAAGGCATGTTAAACTGTTTTGAATATTTATAAGCAGAAGCAAATCTATAGGCCTCATCTTCCGGTATTTCAGCATTTACAATCGCTGCGTTTAATATTTCGTATTCTCCATCACTTAAATTTATTAAGTATCTATCTTGATTCTTTTTTCGTTTTTTTTCTCTTTCCTCTATTTCTCTAATTTGATTTTGTGAATTCAAAAAAGATAAATCTGTATTTTTCTTTTCAAACCTATTATTATCAAAAACAGTGTTAGGTTGTCCAAAATCTAAATAGTGATATGTTGTTCTTCCTTTCCTTCCTTGATTTTGGCCTAAAATTATATCGTTAAAGTCGCTCATTATTATTCCTCCTTAATTTAAAAACTGCTCATGTTTTTATTTGATTGTCTAAAGTCCTTCTTTTTTTCTTTATAACTTTGAATAAACCTTATTTTTTCTTCATCCGATAATTTATCATATTCTGCTTTTATTTTAGGACTCATAGTTTTAATTAAACTTTCATTGATTATATCAACCGGTGAAATTCCTTTTTTAAAGGTTTGAATGACTTCATCTTTATTAAGTCTATGTCCTCTGCCTATATTTTTATCTTGATCTCTTTGATTTATGGCACTATATAATTGCAAAAAGCGCTGCCTATCTTCTTGAGTATTAAGATTATCATAAAAAGGTTTAATATCCCGTTGTATGTTTTCAGCCTTGAAGCTAGAATGAATAAGGTTATTCATTTCTTTTTTCTCTGCTTCTATTTTTGCATCTTTTTTATCCTGTCTAACTTCTTCAGATAACTTTTCTGTAGTTTTAATTTCCTTAGTTTTCCAATCAACTGTTCTTAATACAGCTTTACCGTTCTTGTCGGTTTCAAAGTAAGAGGCTGTGTTTCCGTATGTACAATAAATTCTATTTGCTTCCGTATCATAGAAAATAGATAACTTGCCTATATCCTTTTCATCGTTAGGGTTCAACCCTAATGCAGTAGCTGTTTCTCGTCTTAAATCGTTTTCATGAGCTGCAACGGCCGCCCTAGCTTCTTCTCTGATAACTATAGTTCCATTTCTATCCCTAGTAATAACTCCCGGCTGAGTTGTTTCTGCTACTACCTTGCCTAAGTTTTCGGACGATTCTTTTCCCCACCATAATGCACCGCTGGCCCCTGTATATGAATCAAACATTTTTGCTGTATTTTCCCCTGATTGCTTTTCCATTAAAGACAATAAGCGTTTCTCGTCTAAATCCGTATACTTTGACTTTTCTACTATATTCAATAATCCTTCAACAAAATTTCCTGCATTTTCTAAAGCGGCCTTTTGTTCTTCAGGGGATAATTTATCTACGCCTAATTGAGCTTTTCTAAGAGTCTCGTATGTTTCTTTGTATTTTTTTACAGGCTCTTTTAATCCAGGAGGTAAAACATCTTCTATTTGTTTATAAAATTCTTCGATGGCGCCCGGAAACACATAAGCTGCGGGCAGTCCTTTTATTTTAGCAATTTCATTTATATCGCGCAGCATTTGCTCTTTAGTTTCGTTTGCACTGACATGAATTTTTTCTCCATTTTCATCATAAGCATTTATTCCGTACTTCCATTTTTCTGCATAAACGGCAGCAAATTTTTTAATATCCAAAGAACCCAATGCAGCTAAAGGACTGCCTGATTTTATATATTTGTCGATATTTTGTAAAAAATCATAGTATTTTTGTGTGTATGAAACGGCCGTATCAGGGTTTATAGGTTCTCCCGATTGAGCTTGAATGTTTTGTAATTCATTTATTCTTCCTTCGGCTAGATTTCTAGCGTCTATAATCTTACCATTTTGAACCAGTGATAATACATTAGTCCAATTATTAGCCTCCACTTTTTCAGCCTTTTGCCATTTTATGCTTCTTTGTTTATAATAATATTTTTCTACTTCTTCCGTTGCTGCTCCCTTTACCGATTCTGCTGTAATTCTCCCGCCTGCAACCGTAACAAACTCATTTTTGTATTCTTGTAATTTGGATGTTACCTCCTCAATAGAGGTTCCGCCATCTACCAAATTCTTACCTAATGTAACCATATCGTGATTCATAAGGTTTGCATAAGAATCTCTCATACTTTGATTAAACTGTTCATAGCTTAAAAGACCTGCCTCATACATAGTATAAAGTTTATTGTCTATCAATTCTTTTTTTTGCTGGCTGCCGGTTTTAATAAACTTATTACCTGCTTCATCTATTCCTTCTGTATCTGCAAAAGAATTGCTTAAAATAACATTGTTGATATAATCAAAACCTTTAGTAAAATCTTGAGCTCTCATTTTTTGATTGGCTATACTTTTAACCAATAGCCTCTGTTTCATCTCTTCATTTTTATATTGGCTGTCATAAACCCTTCTTGCAAAAGGACTCGATAAACCTTTGGATGTATCGTTATAAACATTGGCCTTAAAATTTTCCCACTTCTTTTCGTAGTTTTCCCAATCGTTACTGTTTTGCATATCAAGGGTAAACTGATTGAATGCCTCCATATCTTTTAAAGCTGCATCCTGCACCTCCATTTGAGCCTTTAACTGTAATTCCTTATCTGCTGCATTTAAAACAGATTCCACTGCTCCAGACGCTGCCTGAAATGCATCAAAAATTCCACGTTTACCCATAACTTACATCTCCTTAAAACATATTCATATAGGGGCCTCTATATTTTCTCTTGTAATCTGAAAAATCTCTCTTGTAATTTGCTAAAGCTGCAGCTGTGCTTCCAAAATTTCCGGCTCTGCCGCCAAAACTTCCTCCGCCCCAATTTTTAGCAAACCCGGCAATGTTTGATCCAAAATTAAAACCTGAACCAAATCCTCCGAAAAGGTCTGTTAATCCATCCAGAAATGAATAAGCAGCTCTATCATAAGCTCTCTGCATAGCTTGTTGTTTAAACTCTCCGCCTAAATTCTGCAAGTTAATACTTCCCTGTAAATCAGCTCTTCGATTTGCAATTTTTTGATTAAACAGATTAACTGCTCGGCCACCTTCAGAGTAATCATCTCTTAACTGCTTTGAATCCCTAAAAGCTTTGTTTGCTGCATCTCTCTCCTCGTCTATCCTAAACATTCCGCCCTTCAAGTTACTAAAGGCACTCATTAAGCTTATTTCCTTTTGCGTTTCTCTTTGCTTTTTCATAAGGGCTAGGTCCTGATTAAAATTTTCTTCATTTTGACTTAATAGCCCCTCGCTTGAGTTAGCTCCGGCCCTAACTCCGCTTGTGCCTAATGCTGCCTTAAAAGCACCTTGCGTATTCTGAAAATTCTGCTTTCCTCGCTGTTCCTGATGTAAAAGGCTTTCATCCTGTGCGTTGCTTTGCTTTATAGCAAGATTAAATGCACGGCCTGTTAAGGTTTCGTCAAGGTCTGCCCTCATGTCTATGCGCTCGCCTTGATGCCATATATCGTCTGCCTTTCTAAAAGCATCCTCTTGCTCTATCTTAAAAACAGACTTTGCATAATTTATTTCTCTTTCGGCGGCCGCTCTTTGCTCTGCAATTTGAGCTTCCCGCATACGTCTTTCTTCTTCCTGCCTTGCTCTTATTTCTGCTTGTTCTTGTTGTGATCTATTCCAACCTTGGAATATGTTAAAGCCTGCACCTAAAGCACCAAAGGCAAGCCCTAATCCCATCAGTAAACCCATTAAAAACCTCCTTTAAGCCAGATTTGCATTAACGGCTAAAATCTCACACCTTTCGGGCCTTTTCATTTCAAGTTTAAAAAATACATCTCTATTAAAATTCCCCTCAACAGGAACCGAAACCACCCCGCTAAAAGGCTCATCTTCATATATAGTTTGCTCCCTTGTTTCCGTCTGACTTACAAGCGGTAAATAAGAATCTAGAAATCTTATCAATAAAGCTGCAATTCGTTTTTTATTGTTATCTGCGCTGTTTATAACCGGTAAGCTTTCAACGGTTGATGTGTATTCATAACCTATATACATATCTTTTGAAAAATCCTTGTATTCATCAGGCAGTTCTTCTAATTTGAATATTTTTCGTTCTTTTGGTATAAAAACACTTGATAACTCGTATTCATCCGTTTGAGTTTCGCTTGTGTATTTACTGAAGGAGTCAAGGTAAATAGTTTTATCCTTTTCTGTCTCTGTAATTTTTTCAAGATAAAAAATACCTTTTCTTTCAACCTCAAAATAAACATCATCAAATCCTTTTAGCCCCGGAACCGTTACTATATTTTTAATCTTGCCGTTTCCTAAAACAATCTTAGTCCATGCTGCAATGCCTGTATTCTTGTCATACAACAAAACGCAAGCGCTTCCATCCTCAAGGCTTAAATATATTTTTTGTACCGGCGAATTCGTATAATCAAAATCTACGGCCTTACTTTCAATCAATAAATGAGAGGCGGCTTGTGTAAGGTCAATAGACTTATAAGTGTGCTCTTGGAAGTCATAAGCATAATCCCTTAAACTGCGGCCGCCCTGTCCTATATAAATAACCGATCGGCCGATTAAAGAGCCTTGAAGATCCGCAACCCCATACCGGCTTTGTAGTTGTACCTCTATTCTTTGTGCCGTTACTCCATCGCTCATAACCCATTCAGAGCTTTCCGTCCCTATAATTAAGTCTTTTGAAGGTGTAATCCATTTGATTTTATCGTTCTTATCGCTTCCTATCTCAAAATAAAAAGCATGATCGGGTGCTGTTACATTGTTTATAATTTCAGTGTCTTTGTAATCGTCTGCCTTAGGGCTGTCTGCATTTCTCCATAAATGAATCGATAAAACGATATCCTCTTTATCGACTGTAGCAGGCTTTGATATTTTCATAGAGTCCGATGTTACCGATAAGACTTTAGTATCTTTCGGTATACCCTTATGTCCGGATACATAATAATCTGTGATATTTGTAATGTCTGTAAAATCTTTTGTAAGTTCCGTTAATACATCGCTATCCTTTGCGGCCTTTGCACTAAAGACACGTAAATCGGGATTTTTTAACTGAGTTGTTTTAGAAACAACCGTATCAAAATAAGTAAAGTTTTCGTATTCAAAAACCTTGCTTGCCCATATCTTCTGTGGCTCCCTTATCGTGCTTGCAAAAAATAACCGTCCTTGAAAAAGAGCAACACAAGAAGGGTAGTTGTCGCTTCCTTGGAACGGCAGCTTATGAGCATTGCCGGTAATGTTCAAGCTACCGAATGTAAATGCATCTCCACCCTGCCATTTAATGACATAGGGCTTATAATGCCTATGTGCCAAATAAAGACTATCGTATGTTTGAGCATATTGTATTTCAGATAAATCACTTTTTTGATAAAGCGGTAAATCGGGAGTAGGGCTAAACTCTACAGGGAAACCTGCAAGAGTAAGAAGAGTACCGTTTTTCCATATACGGATATATTCAGGCCCTATTTCAAAAATAAAGGATAAGGTGTTATTGACTATAAAAGGAATAAGGCGTGCATAACCTTTGAGCTTGCCTATTCTTTCAGTGCCTCCTCGTCTTTTAATTCCTCCGGTTTGCATAATATCAAAGTTTTCAAGACGTGAAACGCTGTTCTGATAAATAGGTAAATCGATCCTGCCATAAAGATTTTTACTTACTTCTCCGCCTGCAAAATTTGTAACCAACATATTATCCTCTTTTTAATCCGTCCACCATGAATTCCCTTTTTTCTTTCCGGCGCTTAAAGTCTTTGTATTTCTATAGGCTGCTTCTTCAATCATTGCAGCCTCCTGCAAAAGCATTTTATGTAATTCGGGTTTACCCGATAATTCTAAAGCCAATTTACTGGCAAGCCTTAATTCAAAGGCCTGATAAAACATAGCTTCATATTCGGGCGGATCATAATCGGGAAAATCATCATCAACATTTCCCGTTCCTTCCTGTAATTTCCCGTTTGTAATATAAAGTAAAACAGCTTCACTTGAATCCGTATAAAGCGTTTTCCCTTCAACGATATAATAACTTTTATCTTTTAACTCTATAATTTTCCCGCAATCTATCGGGAGCTTAAAAGCTCCTGAGTAGTCGGTGTGATTTTCCGATAAATCTTTTTCAAGTCTTGCCCTTTTCTTTCCGCTAGTCCACGGTATCATCTCAAGGCTTTCTAACATGGTAGGTAAATAAAACTTTTTAACAAGTAAAAAACTTTTTGACGCTTTATCTGTCTCATTTAATTGAGGTTCTCCAACGGCCGATAAAGCCCTGTTTGCAAGCTGTCTATCTATATTCATTTATCCCTCTTTTAAAGATGAGGCTTTAAGACATTAATCGAAAATAAAAGCCAAGTGAGGAGAAAAACTTTTTAATCTTCTCATAATGCCTTATCGCCTCAAAAAGTAATCAATCTATACGGGATCAAAGAATTCTGAAGTCTCTTTGCTCGTAACCAAAATATCACCGGCCTTGTAATAGGCTCCGTCAAAGGTGCATGCAGTGTTGCATACATATTCTTTTTCTTCGCCTGTAATGGCCGTATCAAGCTTTTCATTTAAACTTGTAAGTTCCTTATCAAGTTTAGCCTTTTCTTTTTCAAGCTCTGCTCTTTCCAAGGCTAGGGCTTCTTTTTCCTTTTCAAGTTCTGCTCTTTCAGCTTCGATTTCAGCCCTTAAAGCTGCTGCATCTCCTGTTTCGGCTTCGCCCGATGTTTCATCACTAGCGGCATCTTCACCGTCAAAGGATTCTTCTAAAAGCTCATCGATCTGCTCATCCGTAAAATGAGGATTACCAGCCTTTAGTTCTTCCCTTACTTCGTCCTTTGTTTTCTTTTTCTTTGCCATAAACTCATCCTCCTTACATTTCGGTATTCAAGATTGCGTGAATTTTGCCCTTGGTAAAAGTTCCTTGAACATCATACTTTACCCTGATGTACCTGCGTAAACCTTTAGGAATGACAAGAGAATAAAAAGGCTCTTTTTGGCTTTCAACCAAGGCTGCCGTATTAAAGGTCGGTGAAGTAAGTTTGTCATCAAAACTTGTACCGTTTGCACTATCCTGTAAGATAAACTTTAAGGAAGTACCGCCTTGAAACTTTTCCTTGATTCTAAAGTCAATGCGTTTGCCGTCTGCACTGCAAGAGTTCACACCAAAATCTATAGCGTTTTGGCTTTCTGCTGTCGCTGTAATTGCCTGATCGCTTGAAAGCTCCAAGCGTTTATCCAAATAAAGATTAATCATTTTTTTCTCCTTATAAAAACTTTTTATTAAACGGGTAATCGGCATAATTACCGATTACCCGTTATCCATTAAACAAGGGCTTGTTCGGTTGAAAGGATTGCATCAACCCTTCGGCATCTTCCCGATCTGATATGCGTAATCATATCGCCCCATGGATCCTCTTTAGTAAATACGGCATTACCCTTGCTCCAAGCGGCCTTGTCGATTTTTACCAAAATATCCTGATTGCAATAAATAGAAACGCCTTGAGCTCCTTGCGGTAATCGCAGCATAGCTTCAAGAATCATTTCTACAATTTTGTCTCCCGGTACTGTGTTGTCGATATTACAAATACGCTTAACGGCATCAGGATGAGCAATCGAAAGCCCGTAATGAGTGCTAAAAAACTGCACATAAGCCGGCATTACCTTGCCTTTCTCCATAGGCCAGTTTTGAAGTCCCATGTCTTCGGTTTTTATACCGCAATCCTTACGGCCTCGCGGGTAAATAAGATGAGCAAACCTGTTGCCGATTGCGCATACATAAATGGATGTACACTTATTGCCGGATCCGCCTGCGTTCATAACATTCTTATCTGTAAGCTTATTAAGCCTTACCGCAAGTCCGTTGATTTCCGCCTCGTTTCTTCCGTGATCGCCGTAAATAAGCTCCTCGGCCTGTGTTTGTCCCATACCCTGTAAAAAGGCATCGGCCTCGCTTGCCCTTAAAGCCTTAACGTTTCCGGAATGATCTGCCAAATCCTTATCTACAATACTGTAATCTTCAAGCATAGTGATACGGTCTCTGATTGTGTCGGTTGTTGTAGCTCCCGGTGCAATTCCCTCATTGTACTTTCTGTGTGTACCGCTTCTTAAAGAAGTACGTACAAGAGTGTTGTGGATTGTTCCATCGTTTGCCTCAATCATAGGCATGTCTTTTAAAATCTCATTCGTTTGAGCCATAAGCTCTACGATATGGAATCCGTCCTGATTGTTAGCCCTTCGCATAACCTCCAAAGCTGTCATGCTGTCTGTCATCGATAAATTAGGCATTTATTTTACTCCTTATTCATTAAAAAAAGAAAAGGTACCTCCCTCCCGTGCCGACTTAATGCCGTTAGGTGTCGTTCCGTTTCCTATAACGGCTTTACTTTCACCTAATGCTTCTCCGGCATTTATCATAAGTTTTACAAAACCCGGATCATAGGCAAGCCCTGTTTCTTCTAACTGTTTCATAACTTCACCGCCTCCTAAAAGTTTTAGGCCCTTGGTGTAGCTAGCCATTTTGTTATCAAAATCCTTGCCGTATTCTTTTTGTAATAAGGCATCCGTCTCTTGTGCTTTTTTGACAATGATTTCCTTGTATTGAGCCTGCTGACTTTGTCCTATATTCAAGAAAAAATCATAAAGTTCCTTGGCTTGCTTGTCTGATAGGTTCGCCTTAAAAGCTGCCTCTGCAAATCGTTTTTCTGCTTCGTATTTCTGATCAAAAGAATACTTATCGGCGGCTTCCGGTTTTCCTAAGCGTTTATAAAAAGCATCGAGCTCCTCTTGTGTTGCTTTTTCGCCCGGGATTGTGTGCATACTTCCTTGTTTTTTTTCAAGTTCGATGTAGGAATTGGCAAGGCCTGATATATCCTCGAATTTGGATAAAACCTTAACCGCTTCTTCATTTTCCTTTAATTCTTTTGAAAGCTGTGCTCCCCAAGCTTTTAAAGCATAAGTTTCTGCTTCTTTGTTAGCCTGTCCACCCTTAGCATTTTCATCCCCTTTAGTTGCAGGGTTCTGATTGCCTCCGGATTCCGCTCCCTTAAAAGCATCTAAAACCGATGTACCGGTCGCTTGTGTTTCTTCGCTTCCGTTACCCTGTGGTGTCTGATTACCATTGTTCTGATCTAGTCCAACCATTCCGTTACTCCTTATTTATCAAGGTCAATCAAGGTTATCTATTAGGCTATTAGTAATATCCAATGTTTTAACGATTCCCAATCTTTCCCTTAAAAAGAATTTTGCATATTCACACAAGGCTTTTTCAGCCTCGGTTTTTGCCTCCGTAAAATAAAATAAATCGTTTAAAAGAGCATTAAATATAATTTTCCCGTCTTCGGTTTTAAATACTCTTTTAAAAGTTTTTCTTAAAGCTTCTATCTGCTCATCGGGGCTGCTTGTTTCATACCCCGGTATTACGCACTTACTCATTATCGCCTCCTAGTCCTCCTGTAAGCTGTTCCGATAATTCTTGAATAGGCGATCCTTCTTTTACTGGCTCGTTAAGCTTATCGAAGTTATTGGTTATATTACTTTGTGCCTGCATTTGCATTTGAGCCTGCATAGCCTGCATTTGAGCTTCAGCCCTTTGCTGCCTGATTTTCTCTACCTCATCATCTTCACGGATTGCCGATTGCGGGAACCCGTTTGTATCAAGTACATTTTTAAGAAGTTTATCCGTATCGATATAATCAAGTACTTCGGGGTTCATCTGTATAATAGGCTGTGAGATGGCTAGGCTTGTCTGTACGCCTCCCGTTTGATGATACCTCTTTTGAGCCTGAGCTAAAGGCCCTACAAAGTCAACATTTAAAACGGCATCGGATCCGTTTAAAATATTGGGAGGCTCCGGAAAGCGTCCCTGCCTGTACATAATATTTAATGTACGGATAACTATTTCGGATAGAGCCTTGTTTTGATTAACTATCAGGCTTGATAAAAGAGCAGACTTTTCACCCTGTAATTCTATGACTTCTGTTGCTGTCTTTTGTGCTGTTTGGGCCTGTAACATAAGCATAAAATCGACATGGAACTTATCCCGCAATCTTGATTCTATATCCTGTATAGTTTCAAGCGTAATAGGAAAGTTAGCCCCTATGTTTATAGGTGTCATAATCATATCGGGCCTTTCATAATAGTTATATCCTGCAGGAACAACCGATTCAAAACCTCGCATAGAATCCGGTACATTCATAGGCGGCTCCGATACAAGCTGTGCTAACTTTAATCTTGCTTCTTCCACCTTGTTTAAAAGCCTCATATCAGGGATTGCCTCTCTTGCAGGGCTTCCCCCATACGCTGATGAAGTTTCTTTTTCCCAAACAAAAACGCTGTAAGGCAATTCATAATAACCCGATTCTTCTAAAATCGTGTTGTTATCCATGTCTATATAGTAGCTTGCGAATTCCATATTTTTACCGTCAAGCTTGTTTTCATCATAATCATCTCTAGGTAATACCGCATGTAAGATTTTAACTTCTTTGTTTTTACCCTTAATGTCCTTTGCATCGTTTTTTATCTGCTCGCTTACATTTTCCTCTCCAAAGCGGGCTATAATATTTTTTACCGTCATAGAAAAATACCTAAAGACGGTGTCTATATCTCCATATTCATTTTCAGCAATATAAATTTCAGGTTCCGCTATAGTCAAAAACCTGATAGAATTCTCTTTTTTCTCGTCAATAAGCATAACGCCGTGCCCAAAAGAAGCAGCATTGCTTATAAATAAAGAAACTTGACTATATAGATTGTTCCTGTTGAATTCTTCATACAAGGCTTTTTCCGATTGCTCCAGCCAGTCTTTAACTCCTGCATATTCAAGCATTTCAGTATTATTTAAAGATAGCTTTAGCCATGTAACATTGGGGCTTATCGTATAACCCATAAGCCCCGATACTAACTTTTTCAAATACTCGGACGGCCTGCCCGTATGCCGCTTAGGCCGTTTGATTTCTTCCTTGTTTTCGCTCCAGTCAAAAACATTAGAGCCTATATAAGTACAAACATCCTGCCATTCCGCCTCGTGCATGGAACGTTTATCCTTTAGAATGTCAAAAAGACCTTTTATATCGTCTAATAATTCTTTACTGTCCTTTTTAGTTTCCATACAAACATTCTATCAAAATAAATTTTTCTTGTTACATAACTTAAAAAAATAATTATTTTTTTTGTTTTTTCTTTAACTTGCTTTTTTGTAATATTATTTTTGATACCAGAATCCCTGTTTCCATAAGTTCCGGAGTGTTCCCTCTCAGCTTAAAATGTGTCATTACAGCAGCTTCGGCACGGCTCATTAAAAGAAGATTTTCAATACTACAGTTTTGCTTGTTTCCATCTTTGAAAGTTACAATCATTCCTTTAGGAACAGAGCCATGTTTTTTTTCATAAATACGAACATGCTTTAAACACCATACATTAGGTTCTTTTATCTTTATATAAACATAGCCGTTTGTATCTATTCGTTCAGAGCCTACGGGTCTATGATTTTTAGGAATATTCCCTTTTTTAAACCAGCCCTTTTCACACCCCGGAGAATAATAACCTTTCCGCCCTTTATTGTAAGGAGTATGTCCTTTAGGAAAGTGTCCTGTAAGACCGCTTTTAATGTGCCTATTATGTTTACATGTTCTAATTCGAGCTTCAGTGTAATTAGTTGCAAAGACTTGGTTTACAAGCTCCGTAAGTTCTGCTGTAGATTTTCCTTTTACATTTTCTTTTATGTAAAAAATAATATGGTCTGGAAAAAGTTTACTCATTACCAACTCCTATTCTGAGCATTTCAGGTACCTTGGCATTACCGGTTTTCCATTCATCGGCATACTTATAGGCTTGAAGTGAAAGATTTGCATTTTTAATAATAGCCTCTGCTACCTTTACTACGGCATCAGCCTTTTTAATTTCAAGGTCAGCATTTTTTTCCATAACTTCATCATCCATTAAACGTTCAATCTGTTCAAATAAATGGTTATTTAAATCGGTTAATTTATTTTTCATATTATATTTCCTCCTCTCTTATTTTAGTGGCTGTAAACTTTTAGTTGGCAACCACTTTTTTAATCTCTAAGATTATCAATATCCGCCTTATCCGCTCCCATACTGATAAGTAGCAAGGTACAATAACCTATAATATCTGCAACATCATTGATACGCGGTTTTTCATCAGTATTTGCCATAATGCGCCCCAGTTTATCGTCAAGCCGAATCAAAATAGAATTAACGGCATCTCCTTTATAAAAAATATGTTTAGGATTTAATGCCGAATTTCCGTATAGCCTGTTTTTAGATAAAAGCAAATCTTGCATTGCTTCCATAATTTCATTTATCTTATTTTGTGTATCGTTTTCATTACTCATATTTTCGCACCTCCTTCTATCTCAAAGCAACGGCAATGCCTGTAATTAAAAAAAGTAACCCAATTCCGCAAAATATTACTAACAGTAAAATCTTTAGAATTGTAATAATCTTTTCTGTAATGTTGTAAAACTCATAGTCTGTCATTTTTCATCTTCTCCTCCACTTTATTTATACCAATCAGAATTCTTGTTAAGCCATCGTTTTACATTTATTTTTTTTATGCAAACTTGCTCAAAATTACAGAGTTCATAATCTTTTAATACTGCTTTTACAAACCTTACCGCTGCCTTTCTCATCTGTTCTGTAGGATTTGTAAATCCCATATTGTCAAGGTCTCGGAAGTTATAATCTAAAGAACTCAATAATTCGCGTAAAGATTCTTCCGCTATGCTTTTTATGTCCGGCTTTTTCAGTTCATAGCCTCCGATTCTTAAAGTTTCCGGCATTTCTTTTTTCTGTTCTGTAACTTCTGCCAAAGCCGCCTGTATTGCATCATCAATATCACTGGAAAGGGAAATTTCACTATCAGCTAGACTCCAATACTTATTTTTTTTCATTTTTCATCTTCTCCTATTAAAAAAATATTTACCCATACGGATCAAAGCTTGCGCCCCGTGTCCGCTTGTTTCTAAAATTCCATTGTCCATTCTGTTTTTCTAAGGCCCTGCCCGGGTGCCTTGCGTATTCGCTCATAATCGCATAACGTGTTTCATCATAAATATGATCCTCCAATGTAGTGTCTATATCTTCCGGCCTCGTAGTGCTTGGAAGTAATAGCGGTATAGTCCTTATAAAATCAAAGCAGGTATCAAAGACTAAAAGCATAGGCTTCCCGTCTTCTCCCTTACTTTTTAATAATTGATGTAACTGCATCTTGCCGTTAATCCTATCGTTATCGGCCTTGATCAGTTTCCAACCTTCGGCTTCAAATTTATCTGCTATTGTAGGCCCGTCATCCGTTTTGCCCCAAACTGCCGGATCTGCCACCATCGTATTTACACCCTCGGCAATGGATAAGGCGTAAGCTTCTTTTGCAATACTGCTCGCACTTCGCCTTACTCCCTTATTGGCTTCTCCTTTTTCGCAGCCGTAAAGTTCACGGTATCTAATCATGCGGCCGTCTCTTGAAACTGCCCACCAGCCTATACTGAAAGGCTTTGAATACCCCCAGTCCATGGAACAAAACTTAAACCACACACCCGGATCAAGAGCTATAGGTTTAATCACATGGCTTTCTCGGCTAAACTCCTCAAAAGCACTACCGGCTATAATATCCCAGTTACCTTTTCTTAAAGCCTCATAAAGATATTTTGGCAAAAGCCTTAACCGCTTTTCATAACCTTTATCGTTCTTTATTAAATAATCGTTATCGTCCAAACGGCTCGGAATAAAACACCTTGTATTCCCGTCCTCATCCGTATAAATTGTATTCGGGTTTTGATTATCTATAAATCTTTTCTTTAACCAGCCGTGCCCTACGCCTCCGGGATTTCCAGTTCCTCTCATATAACAAGGAATGCCCCTAGCACTTCGGCATCGGCTCATCATATACCTCCAGCAGTAATCACTGGAATAATTGCCTAACTCATCAAAGCCTATCCATGTATATTGGTGTCCCTGATAATTGCTTACATCATCATCTCTTTCCAAGTACCTCAATCTTAAAAATGAACCTGTTGGAAAATTAAAAATATTATCGGTTTTTTTATAAACCGCTCCCATCGGAATATAGAGCTCTTTAGCCCTTACGATAATATCTTCCAATTCTTTATAGGTTCTACGGAATAAAATACCTCTCCAGTTCTCCCTATGCTTATTGCAACCGGCTAAAAAATCCATAAGTAAAAAGTCCGTTTTACCCCCTCCTGCAGCTCCTCCATAAAAAAGCTCAAAGGCAGGGCATTGTAAGGCTAGTGATTGTTTTTTAGTCGGTTTCCAAATAATCATATAATTCCTTTTTAACTTGTTTTAGTTTCTGTCTGCCATTCGGCAATAGAGGTTTTATCGCTTATCATAGCGACCGGCATCATAGCTTCCATATTTATTTCAGGCTTAACAAGGCTTAAGTACTTCATTAAAACAGTCAAAGCCTTATGCCTATTTGCAAGCTTTACAACAGTGCAAGGTGCTCCATCTTTTGTATAAAAGGTTTGAATCTGCTCTACGCAAATAGCGAGCGGGCCTAGTTCTTTTAAAGGTTTTAATAATTCTCCTGTGTTTGTAATAATGTCTGCGGGGTTATAAAAGGCTAAATGCTCATAAGTTTTTAAAATTTTATAGGCAGTCAGTTCATCATCCAGCTCCCTAGTCAATTTTAATAAACTTCTTGCACTCTTTTTTACCTTAGCAATTCTTAGCAATTTTGAAGCTCCCGTTGCGGCCGCTTCATCGCTCTTACATTTTGGATAAGCCTTTCTATATGCGAGTGTTCCGTTTAAAAAACACCACTCATCAGTACAATAATAAAGAACAAAAAGCCTTTGTTGCTCGTTTAATTCTTCCGCCCAATCTTCAACTTTAGGCTTAATTTTAGCTTTACTCTCATCCTTTGCCTTTGCTATCTTTGCCATTGTTTAACCTTTTCTTTTTTTTATCTCGCAGGCAAACATTTTTTTTAATAAGTCCTTTCCGTTCGGATCAAGGCCGTATTCCTTTGCTGCCTCTGCAAGATTTTTTTTAGTATCTTCTTTTTTCTCCCCTTTTTTGCTTAAAACCTTCAATGGTTTTAAGCTTTTGGCCGCTTCTTTTGCCTTTTTTAAGTGCAAATTAAAGCGGTAAACATCAGGCGGGCTAAAACCTCTTGAATAATGCTCTATAAGCTCATTATACAAAGCGGCCCGCTCCCAATCATTTAACTTTTTAATAAAGCTAAATACAACTATCCTAATATCTTCCTCGTATTCCCCGTAATATTTTTCAATCTCGATAAAAAATTCTACAAGGCCTAGGCTTTCAAAAAAAATCATAGTTCATTATCCATAACTTTTTTAAGTTCGGCGGCCCAGTGCATACCTCCCTGATCTTTCGGGTGTAAGATTTTAGACACCGAATAAAAAACCTTAGAATAATTACCCGGTTTTAAAAGCATAATAGGCGTACAAGGCATATTTTCAAAATAACCGCCCTTGTTTAAAAGCCGGTTAAAAGAATTAGTAAACTGGCAGGCTATAATTTCAGCCGTATTTTTTTCATCCTCCAGCATTGCAATCCTATCTGCAAGTTGAGCACATGCCAAGCGTTCAGCATCCTTGTCCACAAAGCCCATAGGGTTTTTATCATTAAAAAATTTCCAAAGAATTTTAAAAACACGCACACTCCTCTGTGCTGCCTCTTGTCTTTTTGTCTTTTCTGCATCTTCCGTAAGTGAGGCCGGTTCCGGTGCGGACTCTCTGTCTCGTTCGGGCGGCACCTCTGTTTCTTTTTCCTCTGCCTCCCTCTCTTTCAAGATTTCTCCTGTTGGGGTTCGGGCCGGACTTCCGGCTCTATCTGTGTGTGTCTTGTCTTTTCTCTTTCTCTTTTTTTTCTCTAGGTTCTCTATATCCTCTTTCTCTGTATCTCTCTCCCCTCTGTCTGTTTCTCTTTCCGTCTCTCTATCTCTCATCTCTCTTTCTTCTGTCTCTATCTCTTTCTCTTCTCCCTCTGTCTGTCTGTCTCTATCTCTTCTGTCTGTCTCTTCTGTCTTAGGAGGTGTCGGGTAACGCCCCGTTACCGAGCCGTTTTCGGCTGTTACCTCGTTTTTTTCGCCGGTAACGCATGTTACCGGCTCTTTTTCTTGGGTAACGCCCGTTACCTCATGGTAACGCTCGGTAACGCTTTTGGGCGTTTCGGCGGCCGCCGATTCAGGCAGCTCAACAATCTTGATAGGGGTTTCCGTCTCATCTTCTTTTTCTAAGCGTAAAAAGAGGGCTAAAATCTCATCATCGCTTAATTCGTCCGCCTCATCATAGATAGCTTCCGTTTCATCGGAAACATCGGGATCCAGGGCATCGATGGGCTTTGCTTTAGGAATGGGCGGCCGTCCTTTTGAACCTAAAAAACTTCGCTTTTCAGGCGGTTTTTTTTCGGCAATACGGGACCTATAGGCAGCCTGTTTTTCTGCAGCAGTCATCCGCCCCGGATATGGATCAAGCCATTCCCTTATTTTATATCCAGTCTGTTCATCAATGATCAGTTCTTCTATTATTTGCCTATCCAAAAACCGATAAAGTAAATCTACAAGATCATCTTCACTCATCATGCAGGTATAAGAGAATACGGCTAAATCGCTTAAATCTACAATGCCTCTATCGTCTGCACTGCAATATAAGGCAGTTATAAGTGTAAAAACTTGGTGCTGCCTTTCTTTAGGTAGTTTCTTAGCAATAAAAAGAAGTGCCGGGTTTGTGATTGTATCTCTTGGGAATTTTCTCCAAGTTAAAGTTTTACCGTCTGCCATTTATAAATCCTCGTCTTTAAGTAGTGCGTATTTTCCATATCCTTTTTCATAAATAGGATAGGTGAGTGATAGCGTTGTAATAATTCCTTGTATAGAGCCTTCACCGGCTCCGGTAAAAGCTCTAATATCTTTTGAAGTAAAAAAATCCTTGTCCTTGATATATTCATAAATTGCTTCGTAATCGTAAACAGTTCGCCCATCCGGCCGGCCGCCTTTAAATGTAACATACTTTTTCTCCGTCTTCGTTTTTTTCGCTCCGAAAAGAATCATCGGTAATATCTTCATCCTCTGTTTCTTCCAATTCATATTCCGATTCATCGTCTGATTCTTCCTCCGGGGCTTTTTTTAAATCTTCGATTATAAGATTTTTTAATTCTTCATTAAATATTTTTTTTGCTTCTTTAACATCGAGGCCTAAAAGTTTTATAACTGTATCAAGTCCATCATAGAGGTTAGAATCAATAATTCTGAAAATAAATGTGTAAAAGAATAAATTTAAAAAATCTATATGTTTAAAATTAAATCTCTTTGTGTCTTTTAAATTAGTAAGATTACCTCCTGTCATAATCTTAAAGGCATCACAAATAAACTCTTTATTAGAACTCCTAAAAATACAATCAAAAAAATTATCCGATAAATAAAAAGTAGGGTTGGGTTTTAAAAACTCTTTTTTTAACAGGGCGGAAATAGCGGCGGTTTGTGCTTGTCTTTCCATGCTGTAATTAAATAAGGTTTGTTTGTCCGCCGTTATTCTTGCTTCTTCTTTGTATTTATCAGGAAGAGACTCAATGATAAGTTTTTCATCTTCGGTTATTTCTCTTTTAGCTTTAAAATACTTGCTATAATCTTCATCTTTCATAACAAATTTTATTTTATCATTGATAACATCATACCAAGGAATAATACACTTTCTTACTTCATCAAATAAGGTACAAACATCTACCCTCTGATCAAGCTGTGTATAGTCCATAAAACTGCAAAGGTCTATTTTAAAATCAAAAAATTTTTGTAAAGGCATTAAAAATTCTTCTTTTATTCCGTTTACAAATAGAAAATCAAGATTACCGTAATTGCTTACGCCCTTTTTTATCTTTCCCTTATAATACTTAACTATTTCCTTTTCATAACACTCATGATCAAGGCAATAGTCTTCCTGATTATTAAGTTCAGGAAAAAGATTGTTATCGGTATACCTAGTTCTTTTTGTGCAGTTCTTGCAAAGAGTGCAAGGAAAATCAAGCCTGTTTTTAGCATATCTGCGGATCGCGTAATCGGCATTACCGTCGAACCATGTATCTTTTGAAATTGCGTTGTAAATATTTTCTTGCACTTCAGTAGGCAAACATGCAATTCTTGCAGCTTGTGATATGTTTATACTTCCTTTTTTAAAAAACTCTTTCATGTTGTCGGTAAGCTCTGTAAGTTTAATACGTTGATAGATGTGGGAGGGTGAGCGGTCAAAGGTTTTGGATAATTCGTCAATCGTTTTTCCCTCTTTAAGAAGTTTTTTAAAATTAGCTCCCTCGTCTACCGGGTGCATATCCAAGCGGTTAACGTTTTCAGCCAAAGCAATTTCCTCATCAGGAATAAGCTCATCTTCGGCATAGACTACGGCTTCAATCTCTTTTAAGCCTAAGGTTTTTACCGCCTCAAGCCTTCTTCTTCCGGCAATAATCGTATAAGGGAATTCGTTATCCCCCGATTCATACCTTACGGTAATAGGGTTGATAAGCCCTATTTCTTTAATTGAAGCGGCTAGGGTATCAATGTTTCCATAGCCTCCCATCTTCCTGTCAAGGTTCGGTAAAACTTCCGAAACTAAAATAGTTTTTCTTTCTGCCATTTTTTTTCTCTCCTCTTAATGGTCTTTTAAATATTCGATGCCGGTTACTTCCCCGTCAAAAAGCTTTTTTATTCTATGTACCCTTTTGGGGAACTTAGGCCTTGGATCTGCAAAGCAGCATAAAAAAACTTCTCTATCGGAATAGTGCACTCCGTCCTCGGTGTCTATTTCGTATTTGCCGTCAGTCTCGGTAATCGTAATTCTTTGACTTAAAAGCTCCGATTCAACCGTATAAATTGTTTTCATTTTTAAAGTCTATAAGAATCTACGGGCTTACCTACTACCATTTTTTTTAAACCTGCTCGCTCCATCTCTTTATCCAAAAGATAAAGCATAAAGGCGGCGGGTTTTCTGCCTCCCGAATTCAAAAATTCAAGGGCCTTTTGTTTTTCTTCAGAACTTGGAAAGGTTAGGGTTAAACCTAAAACCGTTTTTCTTTTTTCGTTCCATTGTGAAGAAACATCAGCGGATTTTGTTTTCACTATCTCTCACCTCCTTAAAAGTTTTTGTTTAATTCAAGGCTTAAATCTTCTTTTAAAAGATTTCGGGCCTCGTTAAGATTCTTATTGATTAAATTGTAAAGATTTTGAATATTGATAGGATTGTTTGATTCATAAGAAGTTTTTAATTCGATAATATTACTGTTTAAATTATCAAGTACCTCGTTCATTGTTGCATAAAAGTTTGCTCCCGTTTTCATCCTTTACCCCCTTATTGGAATTTCCATATATTCCGGCACTTCTACCTTTCGGCCGTCTATTCTTATAAATACAGGCTTAGCCTTTTCGATAAGCATGGCTTGGCCGTTTTTTTGCGGTATTTGGAGCTGCTTATAAGCCGATTTTTTAGCCCCGGATAAACTTCTTCTGTAAAGCTTTTCTGTCTGCTTTCCGTTGTGCAAAATAAAAATGTGGTATTTATAGGTTAATTCAGGGGTATTAAAAATAACGGCCTCGACTATGTCTCCGTAGGTATGAATGTTTTTATAGTCCACCTGCTTGCGGTAATAGTTAATCTGCCTTTTCATTTTGTCCTCCTTCTACTTCTGCGTGCTGCCATATCCAAAAGCATTTTATCCGCCTCTTTGTGCATCTCTTGGGAGGTCATTTGACGGCCTCCTAAAAGCCATTGTTCGATCTCTTCTTTTACAAAAAAGAGCCGTCCGCCGTTGGGTTTGTATACCGGAATCATTTTTTTATGTACAAGGTTGTAGATGTACGATTGGGTATAACCCGTAAGCTCCATTACTTGCTTCATGTTCATAATCATAGTTTTTCTCCTCTAATACTTTAATTAAAGTACTTTAATTATATTATACGCAATATTAAAGTATTGTCAATACTTTTTTTACAATTTTTATATTTTTTATGCTAAAATAACCGATAAATAGACTATGGAGCAGACATTTAAAGAAAGGTTAAGGTCTTTATTGGATAATAAAGGGCTTTATGTAAAAGAATTAGCCGCAAAAACTAATATGAGTAAACGCTCTATTGATAATTATTTGGGCGGTCAAACTTCGATGCCTCCTGCTGATGTAGCGGTTAGAATAGCTAAAGCTCTTGATACAACTGTAGAATATCTTGTTACCGGTATAAAGTCTCCATCAGGAATAGTCATTGCTCCTGAAGATATTGAGTTAATCAAAAAAATTCATCTTTTAGATGATATAGATAAAAAAGTAGTAGAGGATTTAATCCAAAGTTTTATCGATAGAAAGCGATCAGAAGTTTCCGCGATGGAAACGTCCCGTATTGGTTGAGGTGAGGGTGGTATTATTAATTATCGGAACTGTAATAGTCATTATGGTGATTATAATGACTATATATAGCCGATTTGAGGATAAAGACAAAGAAATTCAAGATAAAAAAAATGATCTGGAACAATCTTACAAAGTAATCAATATAGAAAAATCTAAAACTGAACAAGCCGTTAATAAATATAATAGTCTTTATAAGCACTACTATGAACTATTGAGCGAAAATAAATATTTAAAAGAAAAATGTGAAAATTATAAATGGCAATTAGAATCCTTGAATGAAAAAATAAAAAAAATATCGCTTAAAAAAACACAATCTAACTTTGATTATCCTGAACCTCCTATAGATACTTATGAAAATTTATCAGACACTGAAACTAATATTGAATATGATGAATCGCTTGAATCTTCCGTTCCTGATTTTACAATAACTGACGAAATCCAAAGAGTGATTGATATTCTTGAAGAAGATGAATTTTCAACGCTTTTTATAACAGGAAAAGCCGGAACCGGTAAATCCCGCCTTTTACAATATTTAAAATCAACATTATTGCGTTATAATGCCGTATTTTTAGCCCCTACAGGAATTGCTGCTATAAATATCGGCGGTGTTACAATTCATTCATTTTTTAAATTTCCGCCCCGTGTTATAGATATAAATAAAATACAGATGTCTAATGATCCGGCAATATATCGGAAAATAAAATATTTAGTAATAGATGAGTGCTCAATGCTTACCGCAAACCTGCTGGATGCCATTGATGCCTCATTAAAAAAGAATAGATTATCTAAAGAACCTTTAGGCGGTGTAAAGCTTATCTTATTCGGCGATTTATATCAGCTCCCACCGGTTGTAAAAAGTGATACAAGAGATATTTTTATAAAAATGGGTTATAAAACCCCTTATTTTTTTGATTCTAAGATTTTCAAAATATTAAAATATAATCTTGAAGTTGTAGAGTTATCCCATATTTTTAGACAAGATGATGAAACATTTATAGAGCTATTAAATGCCGTACGCTTATCCGACTTTGAAAATGAGATCATTGGTGAACTTGAAGAGCGAATAGTAGAGGAAGATTTTCCCGTTCCGGAAGATACTACAATTATTACCACTACAAATAAACTTGCTAAAAAACATAATGATCTAAATATGCAATATTTACCTTATGAATCTAGAAAATATTTAGCTGTCATAGACGGAAAAATTGAAGAATCCGATTATCCTACAGAAAGCGAGTTAGAATTAAAAAAATACGCAAAAGTCTTATTTATAAAAAATGATTCAGAAAAACGATGGATAAATGGAACTACAGGATATATAAGCGAATTATTTGATGATTACATAGAAGTAAGAATAGGAGATAATTGTGTATCGGTTGAGCCTGAAACATGGGAGAAGGTAGAATATTCTTTAGTAAAAAATAAAGATACAGGTAAGCCTGAATTAAAAGAGATAGTAGTAGGCAGCTTTTCACAATTACCCATAAGATTGGGTTGGGCTATTACTGTGCATAAAAGCCAAGGTCTAACTCTGGATAATGTCCTTATTGATACAAGCACTAAAGCCTTTTTGCCCGGTCAAATATATGTAGCTCTATCCCGATGCCGCAGTTTGGATAACTTATATCTACGTAACTATATAACGCCTGCCGAATTCATAGTAAATACAGAGATACAAGATTTTATAGATTATATAAAAAAGTTAGAACTCGATTCAGAGATACTTGATACTTTACCTTTTTAATTTACTTCCCCACAATCCCGTAATCAGGCAGCAAATCTATAGCCTCTTTTTTCTTCCTGTCCGTAACTTGTGTATACTGTGCTGTGGTGCTTATCTTGGTATGTCCTAAAAGTTTTTGAACCGTATATAAGTCCGCCCCGGACTCCAAAAGAAGGGTAGCGTGGGTATGTCTTGCCAAGTGCCAGCCTATCTTCTGTCTGACTCCGGCCCGCTTGCCCCATTCTATTAAGTACTGATTCATATTGGTGCCGGTCGTTGCAACATGAGGAAAAATAAAATCTTCATCCGTTCTGTTCGGGTTTTCCTCTGCAAGAAGGTGTAAAAAGGCTATAGCCTCATCTTTAATAGGCAAATATACGGCCCTTTTTGTTTTCTGTTGAATCTTTGTAAGTGTCTTTTTCTCAAAAGATACGCCGCCCCATTTTAAGCTTTTTAAGTCGCTTATTCGTAAGCCCGTGCAGCAGGCAAACAAAAAAGCCTTTTTTACATCCGCTCCTAAAATCCCTCCTATAGGTTCTGCAGCCAGCTTTCTAATATCTTCCGGCATTAAGAATTCTTTAATGCTTTCAGGGCAATGAATGTGCTTAACTCCTATTGTAGGATCTTTAACCAGCACTCCGTCTCTTACGGCTTTTTTAAAAAGAGTACGCAAAGAGCAAGCGTAATTTTCGCAAGTGTAAGGTGATAGCTTCGTTTCTCTTTGTAGTGTCTGCTGGAAGTTTTCAAACCATGTCGGCGTTAAAGCATCCATTTTTAAGGTTGGCGATATTTTTTCAATCCAGAGAACAACCTTATGAAGCGGGTGCTTTTTATTTTTTTCTGCAGCCGCATTTTTTACATATTCAAGGACGGTTATTTTGGTAAGAGCAGGATCGGATAAGCCGTTACTTACGGCAATCAATGAAACTTCCCTTTTGCTCCTCAAAACTTCTGCCATATCCATAACTACCTTATTTTGAGCCTTATCGGTAGTAATAGTCAGCCCTGTGCTTTCCCTCCAACGTTTACCGCCGATATATATACTAAGATATATTTTATTGCGGTTAATCCATAGTTTTACGCTCATATTTCCCTCGCTTTAGTAAGTTTCATAGCTTACATATAGTTTACAAACTGCTTACAATATCGGTAAAAATAAAGCAAAATAAAGTAGAAACAACTAAAATAATGTTAAATCGTACTTTACGTGATAATCGTGTAAGTCTATAATAGCTATAAAGATGTGAAATAAACAATAAAAAAAGGCACTCAAATGAGTGCCTTTAAATTCAGCTAGCGGCAATAGGGCTTGAACCTATGACCTAACGGATATGAGCCGTTTGCTCTGCCAACTGAGCTATACCGCCGTAAGAGCTTTGAGTATATAAAAAATATACATTTATGTCAAGTCCTAATTTAGAAATCTAAGCTTAAAACTTTAAATATCGAAATAATTTTCGGATTTATATCCTTGTACAAAAAGATAGCTTCCCTGTCTTCAGGTTTAACTCCTTTAAGGGCTCTGAGTTTTTTCATTACTTCAGGGTTTGTATTTTTTGTTGCATATATTGCACCGATGTCAACCAATTTTTTACTTACGATAAGTTCTCCGCCTGCTGCAAGGTTTTGAAGGCGGCATGCAAGATTGATGCCGTAACCTACATAATCTCTATATTTTAATTGAGATGCTTCTGCCGAAATTTCATATTTGTATACCTTATCTAGGACTAAAGCTCCTCCTATTGCCAGATTTCCGTAGGGTTTAAATAGTTCTTCTCTTGTAAATTCTACATATGTGGTAAAAACCGTAACGGCTTCTTTTATTGCAACCCCATCCAACTTATCCCATATAACTAAGGCTCCGTCTCCAAGCAGTTTATAATAAGAACAATTATAACCAAACTGATTAAGGCAGGAAAGGAAGTTGGATGTAAAAGATTTAATTAGACCGAAAACAACCGTTTCTTCGTTATTACACATAAAATCGCTAAAGCCGCGTACATCTATACAAAGGATAAGAGAATGCGGCCTTGTTTCACCGAGGTATACATTATCAAATATATCTATAGGGCCTTTCTTTAAGGCTTCCAATGTAAGCGAATCAAGTTCAACTGTATCTTTGCTTGATGCATTTATCCCTAATTCTGAAATTATATCATCACTCATAAAAGCATTGTAATATATATTTAAAAAAATAGCAAGGTAATTTTTATGATTTTAAAAGAATATAAATTTTTAAAAGGAAATAAAAAAGACCGTTATGTTTAACATCATAACGGTCTTCATTTTCTTATATACGGTAAGCTAAAAGTTTAATACATGCCTGCGCATACGGTAAACTTAAGCTTTTAATACATGCCCGCATAGAGTAGGCTTAAGCCTTTTAGTACATGCCCATGCCGCCCATGTCGGGTGATGGCATTGCAGGACCTGCCTGTTTTTCAGGGATGTCCGTAATTGCACATTCGGTTGTCAGCAACAGGCTTGCGATTGAAGCTGCGTTCTGCAATGCGGAACGGGTAACCTTGGCAGGGTCGATGATACCGGCTTTTACCATATCCGTCCATTCCATTTTAGCGGCATCGAAGCCTACGCCCTTCTTTTCCTTAGCCTTTTCTGCAATAACTGCTCCGTCCAAACCGGCATTTTCTGCAATTTGGCGGATCGGTTCTTCGAGGGCTCGTTTTACGATCTTAAAGCCTACTTTTTCGTCCTCTGTAAGAGAGCTCATATCGGCCTTTTCTAAGGCTGCAATGGCCTGAATCATTGCAAGACCGCCTCCTGCAACGATACCTTCTTCGATAGCGGCTCTTGTTGCCGAAAGAGCGTCTTCAACTCTGTGCTTTTTCTCTTTCATTT